ATTAATACATGGATAAACCAAGCTTTAGTAATAAAGAATACTATTAGTGGTAATGGTAATGGATGGAAATTTGGATGGTTTGATTCTAAAGGTCAATCTTTTGAAGGAATTCCACCAGCCGCAAGCCAATTTGTACCATCAGAAGTTCTATTACCTACACCATTTCCTATTAGAGCTGTAATATCTGATGCTCCAATTTTTCCTGAAGCGCCTAATAACATTTCTCCTGTTGAACCGTAACTAATATTACTTCTACTTCCAGCGTTAGGAGTAAAAGTTATTCTAGGTTCTATTGAATATTTTGTAGATGCATCTAGTAATGGTTCAATTGGGTAACCACCCATGAAGTGTTGCCAACCATCTGTATCATCAAATTCTTTTTTAACAGTTGCAACTTTTGTTGTTGCATTATAACCAGAAATATATCCGTATTGTCCTCTTCCTGCACCTTCCCAAATATAAATTCTTTGTCCAACAGTTTCATTTACTGTTCCTTCATATTGAGGTCTTAATTTAATTTCTTTATTTGTACCAGATTGAGCATTTCCTAATTCACTTGTATATCCTATACCACCTGGATTTGAAGAATCATCTAATCCTAAAACTCTAATTTTGTTTACTGCACCATGTCTTATTTGTGGCCAACGTATGGCTCCTGCCGCACCTTCTCCTGATCCTTGAATTGTTATACTTGCTGAAGTATAATCTTGTCCAGCGTGATCATAAGCAAAAGCAAAAATTTCATTTTCATCATTATATACTTTGTCTATATGTGCTTCTTGTGATTGGTTATTAATTTTTCCTGATATAGGTGTTTCACTTGCTAAAAGTCCTTCTGCAACAGCACCAAAATCTCCATATGAACAGTTACCGTTTGTTGCTCTAAATTTTCCACCGTTTGTTGCCAAATATCCTATGTGTGAATAATAAGAAAATACTGATACAAATTCTACTCTAGCATCTCCATTAACCCAACAAGCAACACCATTTTCAATAAAGTGTGTACAATCATTTGCAACAAATGATTTAAATCCGCCATTGTGTAAGTCACCATCTACTTTTAATCCAGTACACCCTGTTCCAAATATTGAACAATTTTTAATATAAGGTGATTTTGTTGTAATATGAACTGTTCCATCACTAGGTCCACTTCCTGGATCTAAAGAAACATAAGCCGCACCAGATGGACGTTTAGTTCCATATTCATTTGCAGAACCTAATCCACCAGTTAATCCTTGCATTGTTACATTTGCAATTCCTGTTGCATCATGTAAAAGCCACATATTTGTTCCTTCGTAACCTGATTTAGGTCTAACGTTTGCACCACGTCTTGTAAAGTCTCCCCAAATATGAACTTTCGCTGGAACTTTTATAGGTAAAATTTCTTCGTAAACTCCTGTTTTAACAATTATAGTTGCTGGAGTTCTACTTGCCAAGTCTTGTGCAACAAAGTCACAAGCATATTTGATTGTTTTAAATGGACCTGCAACACTTTTACCACTTGTTAATTTATCTTCTCCATAAGGTGAAACATAAAATACTTTAGCTACTACATCATGGTCTCCCCAAACTCCATAATCATTAGCGTCATTAACTTTGAATAATTGTCCAAAGGATCCAATTGCAATTCTAGTATCTTCAGACCCTGAATGAGATTTTAAATCTCCATCTATTTCTAATATGTTACCTGTAGCCCCTTGTGCCAATCTAACCCAAAGTGGTCCAACATTTTCACTTTCTTCATCTAAAGTTGGTTTAGCATCTGAAGAAGTTGCAACGTGAGTTGTTATACAACGATATAAATCTGCTTTTTCTGTAACTACATCACCTACATAGTAAGTAATTGCTCCATTGGCATCGCTTTCTTTCCAAGGACCTTTAAATGCTACACCTGTTACTAATAATTGCCAAGGATCAGGAGCATCACTGCCTGGATCATAAACAAAAGTTGTAACTGGATCATCATTTGTGTTGGCTTGTACTGCTATGAATAAATTACCACCTGCTCTAACTACATCTCCTGTTCTGTATGCAGTTGTACTATCCCATTCACCTCGATGGTTATAACCTGTTTGTAATAATTCCCAAGTATTTGTACTATCTGTTACACCTGGTGCAATATTTGTATTGCTTACTAAAGCAGAATAACTGTATCCACCAAATTGTACAACATCACCTTTTTGATAATATTTGTTTGCGTCCCAAGAACCTTCATATTCTGCACCTGGTACCCACAATGAAAAATTAGTTTCATTCATGTGTGGTGTTATTGACCAGTGATCAGTTGTTACTTTCCAAATTCCCGGACTCCAAGATACTAATGAACCTTTATTATATTTTGTTCCTTCTGCCCAATGACCTATATAATCTATACCTTCAATAACTATTTCCCATGCCGCTTGATTGGCTTCTAAACCATTATTTCCAGAAACCGCTGTACCATTTACAGTAAAAGTAGAAATTGCTCCACCGCCATCTACTGAACTAATTGTTATTACTACATCATTTACACCGTCGGCTCCGCCTACTTTACTACCTACTACAGTAATTGTATTTGCCGCCGCAAAGTTTGTTCCTGTGTTTGTAAATTTTGCATAAAAACTTGTACCAATTTTAAAAATATTGAAAATTGCACCTACACCGTTTGAAGAATTTGTTGAATAATCTGCTGATGTAAATCCATTCCAATAATCTGTAGGAGCAGAAGTATGTCCTGCTAGAGCTCTATAAACTGTTCCACCATATCTTGTAATATCATCTGGATAATATCTTGTGTTAGGTGTCCAATAACCTCTGTAATTGTCTGATCTATGATATTGTGTCCATTTAGCTTGATGAGATTCTAATCCAGCTACCGCTGTAGATGATGTATGTGCTGTTACACACTTCCAAACTGATCCACCATAAACAACTGTTTCACCTACACTATAAAGTGTATTAGGTAACCATGTAGATGTCCATTTTTCCCCTCTTGCAAAGTATTCCCATTTACTTTCATCACCTAATATTCCATTATTTGCATCTGCATTTGATAAGTGACCTTGAGTAACTTGGTAAAGTGTTGCTCCAACTTTTGCTACTTCACCTATTTTATAAAATTTATTAGGTTGCCAGTTTCCTGTCCAAGACTGACCTGACATAGTCAGAGACCATCTTGGTGTAGCATTATCTAAGTCGTTATAAAAATTGGAATCAGCAAGGTGGACTTCGATACAAGTATAAACTTTTGCACCATATCTTACAATATCATCTTTAACGTACTGAGTTCCTGCTAACCAGTCACCTTTCCATTTAAAACGTATTCTATCTATTTTAAAATCTGCCATAAGTCCTAATTACTAGTATTTATTTTATACATTGTACGTATATTGTTCATTAACTCTTAATACTAATTCACCTTCATTGTTAATATAATAATTAATATTTCTTCCATCCCATTTATATTGTTCGTATACTAAATTTTCATAAGTTTTTTTATGTTGTATGTCTCTACCATCATAAAAGTCTTCACCTCTTGTAAAGTCTTTATAATTTCCTGCCATAGCACCGGGTCTATTAACTTGAACACCGTCATTTAATTCTAATAAATCTACTTTAGAAAGATATACTTCACCTGTATTAGTTCTTCTAAGTCCATAAAAATACCTAGAGTCTCCAAGTGTTTTTGTTAATTCTTCTATACCTATTCCAAGTTCGTTTTGACTCATAATTTATTAACTCACTATGTTAATTGTGTTACCCATTGCTGTATGAGATGTACATTGATAATACAATGTACTAGGTGCATCCATAGGTACTTTAAATACCTGTGTATTTTTTTGATCACCTGTTACTCCACTTGTATATGCTGATCCACCATTACTAACTCTTATTTCAAATGGATGACTACCACCTGAACTATTGTTTAAAACATATGTATGGCCTCTGTTCATATACATTACTGGATCATTAGTTGCAGTTAAGAAACCAGGACCTTCCCAAACATAATTGTTATTTCCATCATTTGTAATTTCATATCTTGATATTGGTCCGTTTTGTTTTACCCAAGATACTCCATTGAAATATAATGAATCACCATGTGATGGTGCAACTCTTATATTATTTGCAGTAGCACTTACAAAAATATGTGCTGTTTGGTTACTAGCTATACCAACATTTACAGTAATTGTTGTAGATGATGTTTCTGTAACTAAAACTGGTTTATTGTATACATAATCAGCTCCACCTGGTGCGTTCGAACCAGATGCTCTTGGATATGTATGGTTTGTTGCATGACTATCCATAGCACACGTAAACGTCAAACTATTTGTAACAATCGAAACAGAATGACCTGTTTTAATACTATGTGTTCCAATAGTTAATACAAGTACTCCAGTTGCTGGTGTATATGATGCCGCTGATGTACTATAAGATTTTTCAGTAACTGATATACAATTATCAGTAGCTCTTATAAAAGTGTGTGCTGTTGTATTACTTGATATACCAACATTTACAGTAATCGAATCTGTACCTACTGCCGTAATTGCGGATGTAGAAGTATATGCAGGATCTTTTCCACCTGCGTAATTTGATCCACTTCCTCTTGGATAACTATGTTCTGTTGCATGACTGTCTTGAGCACAAGTAAAGACTATGCTGTTTGAAGCAATTTTTATATTGTGACCAACTTGTAAATTATGTAATCCAATAGTTAATACAAGTACTCCTGATGCAGGTGTGTATACTGCATTTGATACATTGTAATAATCTCCTATTGTTGTTACATCAGAAAGTTCTGATAAATTACCTTCGTCAGTACTTGCAACGGAAAATACTATTCCATCTCCTGCGTTATTAACTTTAACAAATCTATTTGCCGCTCCTGTATAATTTGCAGGAGTATCAGTTAATCCTACTAAAGTAGTTGCTACAGTTGGTTTGTTAGTAAGATTATTGTAATTTAAAAAATATGTACTATCTAAACCATCTAATGTATCTGCATCTGATCCTGCTCCACCTGATGTTGCATCAACACCTGGAATCCAATTTGTACCATTCCATTTTAATACTTGTCCTGCTGTTGGAGGTGTAGTAGTTACATCAACATCTGATAGTCTATCAACGCTAGGTGTACTAAATTCTATAGCATTTGCAGTGGAATTTACGGATACAAATTTATTATTATGTGAAGCCAAACTACCTGGAGTGTCAGCTAAAGATACAAAAGATCCTGCGCCTGAATCAATTGTTCCTGCCTGCCATCTGCTGTTTGAAGTACTCCAAACCAATGCTTGTCCTTCAGTTGGTGCTGGACTTGAAGTCTCAACATCTGATAACATATCGATAGAAGAAGTTTCTTGAATTAATTTAATCCAAGTTCCTGAATGAGCAACTCTACTTGTATTGTCGGCGTGTACGTGGGCGAACATTCCGTCATAAGTTGTTGCGTTAGGTAAATCTCCTTCAGTTGGAAAATAGAAAGTAATTTTATTACCTCCTGTTGCCGTAACTGTATTAGAAGAAATAGTAGATAAAGTTTCTCCATTTCCTAATGCGTTATATAATTCATCAAAATTTGAATTTATTTTTTGTGCACCTAACCTAAGATTGTCACCTTGACCATCATTAGGTATAACACCATCATTTATTATTTCTTTTGCCATTTTTTATACTCCCACGTATTTTTAAGTTCTATCCCAAGTTGATTCATTACTATCAAATGAATATACATCTCTATCAAATGTAAATTCTTTAGGTTGGACACCAGCTGTTTCTAAAGTTTCTGGATAAGTGACAGTGCCCTGATCTTTTGTAGCATTAATTCTTACTACTAACTCTCCAGCATCATTTACATAATAATTTAGATTAACATCGTCCCATCTAAATTGTTCGTATTTTAAATTTTCATAAACTAAAGAATGATTAGGTCCTCTACCTTCATAAAAATCTACGCCTTGATCAAAATCAGTAAAATTTTTCTCAGGATTACCTGGAACATTTATTGAAACTGATTCACCGGCTTTCATTTGGTCAATTTTGTGCATATACAATTCACCTTCAACAGTTCTTCTTAAACCATAGAAATATCTATCTTTAATTCCTGCTGACAAATATGTCGTTAAATTTTGACCAATATTACTCATCTTATGTTAACTCCACGTAACTCATTACAACATCTATTGAATCGGCAATATCTGCATTCACTTGTAGTGTACTTTGTGAGGCAACAATTAATTTTTCACCTGCACTTAAAATTCTTAAACTAGAATTTGGCGCAATCATTACATCTTTAACAATATAACCTGAAACACTAGTTGTATCTTGTAACGTTACAGTAACTTTTACAACACTATCAATTAAGTTTGCAAGATTAAGTCCTAAAACAATTGTATTCGTTCCTATTGGCGGTGAATATACCGTTATTGGAACTGTTCCAACGT